ACGGGTGACGGTGCGTACACGAACTGCGGAGAGGTCGATTGCTACACGCTCTACCGACTCTCCATAACGGAGAACTGGCTCGAAGCGAGTGTTCATAATTTCCTTTGCAACGAGTACCTTCTGGAAAATCTCCTGGTACGCGTTATCAAAGGCGGTCTTAAAGTCTGTTAGGGCCACGGTTATTGTACTTTGTCAAGTATGTATTCTTCGACAAAGTGGCTAGGGGTAACCCCCGATATTGAGTTTAGAGCCGTAAACGCCGTTCCAAGTCCTTGTTGTATTCGGCCTTCATAGTTGGATTAGCCATGATTGAGTCGAAGTATGCAGGGTCTTTTGAGGCTTTGGTGAAGTCTATTGGCTCGGGGTTCTTCCCTCCCCCAGGGGTTGTAGTTTCGATAGTTCGCCTTCCCTGGATAGCGGAACTGTATGCGTCTTGGATGATGTCGTCGAAAGTCTTGTCGGCATTGCGCGGGTCGAGCGAGAGAGCCTTAATGACGTCTGGGTTTGCGATTGCCTCGTATTCGGGCATTCGTTCCATTGAGTCCTTAAATGCCTTGCTGAACGCGGTGTGTACCTTCTCCTCACGCTCTTTCTCCTGAAAGGGTTTGAGCTTAGCTTCTGCCGCTTCGTCTGCTTGCGCGCGAATGGTAGAGCTTAGCTTTGCGAGGAAGTCCTTATCAACGCCGTACTCGTCTGCGATAGATGAGATGTCTGCGGATACCTCCTGTTTAGTTGCGCCGGATTCTATGAGCTTCTTTAGGTCTGCGATGTCTTTGCGGAGTTCTTTATTGTCCTTCTTGACGTCGAGAAACTTGTCTAAGCCTACGGTGTCTGGTGCTTTGGCGGTCTGCATTACTTCACCTACTGTCTCGGTTTTCTCAGGAGAAACTACTGTTTCCTCTGCAACCGGAGCCGTTACCGTGGTCTCCTGCGTATCTACCTGTGCTTCATCAGCCATAGTATGTGTAACCTTTTAACCGAGTGGCCCTCGTCAGTGATTTCCCGGTACTGAACCGTAAATAGATTTAGGTGTTACCACCTCCCCGAACTAGGGTAATTATCACACCTTGGCTTATTCCGTCAAATGGGTATAAGTCGCGGCGCGAGTAGCCCGTACCTTCATGACCTATCGGGGTGAGTCATAGAGATACAGGCTGCTCGCCCTACGAGCTATTCCTTTAGGGCGGCCTCTAACGCTTCTTTCGCGCCTTCCTTGTTCTTCTCTGCTCTTGTAAGAGCCTTTAGAAGGGTCAGGTTTGCCGCGAGGCCCGAGCATAGGGACACTAGCTCGATGTGAGTCTTGTCCTTATGTCCGTAGGCAAGTACGCTCGTGGTGTTGTTTATGTCCTGCACCAGTGAGTCTATGAGTATCTTGCCGCCTTCGAGGTTGGCGATAGTGTCTAGGGAGGTGTATTTCCCTAGGTCTTTTGTTATCAGCTCTATCTGGCTATCCATTGTCCACGATTTTAGCTACTGCCTCAGCTACAAGCTCCTTAGCTGTCTTTAGGTCGAGCTTCTCCATTACAAGTTCCATCTCTGCGCGGCTCTTTTCAAGCTGTTCCTCGAACTCAGGAATCTTCTGGTCGTATACATGGGCCATGGCCTTTGCCTCCTGGTACATGTGGACGGTGAAACAGTCCTGCTCGCTCATCTCAAGGACGAATGGGTGGTTGTCCTCGATATTGCTCATCTTTGCCTCCTCAAGGGTAAGCTGGCCGTTAAACTCCTTTAGGTACTTCTCAAGCATTGCCTGTTCTGCTTCAATCTCAGCGATAGTGAAGGTTGCGGTGATGCCACTCTTTTCGATAAGTGCGAGCTTAGGGTCCTCGTTCTTCTCTATAAGTTTGTACTCGTTCATATTCCCGATGGGGCTAGTTGGTTAATATTTGCCATAGGGTCCTCTGCAAGGCCCTGTACGCCTATAGGCGGTTCTGGTACGGCAAGCTGTTGGTCTATCGCGCTCTGGCTTAGAGCGGTAGCCATGTTACGCATGATGATTGGGTCGAGCTGGTCTATGTAGTCGAAGAACATGTTTATCTGCTCCTCCTTTAGTTGCTCTTGGTTGTCGCGGATGTAGTTCACGAATCGCTGCTTGTACGCGGCGGTTGATGCCTCGTTAGGTCGTATCTTCTTGCCGTCGAGGAGGTCTTCGATGTCTCGGTCTGCCTCTGACATGATGCTTGCGTCGCCGAAGTCTGAGGTGTCTAGGAGCTGAAGGATAGTGTCCTGGTCGAAGCCGGAGATGCTTGCGCCCTGTTCGTATGCCTTCTTAGGGTTCTGTATAGGGTTCGCGGCGTTTGCGGCGAGGAACTGTATCTTGGTGCGCTTCTCAAGCTCTGACTGCGCCGTTTCTGCGTCTGAGGACTCGATGAGTGCCTTGAACTTCTCGCCCTTCCTGAAGATGTCTTTCCTTGAAATCTTCTGCATCTCTACACCGTCAGGGCCAAGAATCTCTATAGCCATTGGAGTCGTGAGGTGCTCGTCTACACCGCACTGCCATAGGTCAGCGAAACGCTTATAGCCGAAGGAGTATGACTTGTTCAGGAGTCCGAAGCGGTCCGCTGCGTTTGCTTGGTTGCCCTCGTAGATAGTTGCCTTGCCGGACGGGTCTGCGCTACCTGCTGCGCCCTCGGTTACGCCGGAAGCCTTCGAGACGATGCTCTCTAGCTTGTCGTATACATCAAGTGGGGTGCTGATACCTGGTACTTCGAGCGAGACGATTGCATTGTTCACGTTCATGCCTCCTGTTACCTCAATGAAGTTGCCGCCACGCTGATACTTTAACTGCGAAAGGTCTTTGATAGCCATTACGTCTACGGCACGCTGTGGCTTGTTGCGCTGTTCTGCGTTGTCGAGCAACTGCCCGATAGATATGGACTGCGCCATGAATACCTCGCGTACATAGTCAGCGAATGAAGGTGTCCAGAACTCTGTAAGGTCTATGAACGCTGCCCATGTCCAGAACGGCCACGCGCCTGTAGCGAAGATGTCGGTTAGCTTCTCAACACGAACTGCGGTGTTCCCATTCTCTGTTAGAAGAAGGTAGTATCGCTCGCCGTCATAGGTTGTGTACCACTCCCAGAATACGAACTTGTCAGGGTTTCCGATGTTCTTCTGTGTCGTCCACACGTTTGTGTCCCTTGTGCGGTTCATCTGGTTTACCGTCTCCTGTGTCTGCTCGGTAGAGTTTCCTGCGCCAGCAAGTAGCTCCTCAGTCTCGGTGCGTAGGTACATCTTGTTCTTCACACCCTCCTTTAGCTCGCTACGGCTCTTTATAACTCCATAGCGTCCCATGTTCATCGCGCGCTCGATGTCCAAACCGCCGCCGGACGGGTCAATGAGGAAGTCATATACATCTACGTTCTCTAGGTGGCTCTTGTAGCCATTTGAGCTATCAGCGTGGTAGCTGTAGATTGCGCGCCCATAGATTATCGACTGTTTCTTCCCGGCAATATCCTTCATGTCCCAGTCGCCTTCCTGCTGGTCAATGAGTCGGAGTGCGTTCAGTCGCTCAACACGCTTCATCTCAGCGTTCTTGCGCTTGATGAAGTTAAACACAAGAGCGTTGTCTACCTTGGATAGGAGTGTGTGTACGAACTCCTGCATTCGTCCGAGGTCTACGTTTGCGCGCGAAGTATCGTTAGATAGCTTGCGTCCATAGTACAAGTCTTCGTTAAGACGCCAGTTAGTTACCTTGCCTTGCTTGTAGGTACGGTTCCAAGAGATTTCCTGCATCGCCTGGTCTTTGATTCTCTGTCGGGTTTCGTAAGGTATTTTCAAAATGGTGTTGGTTTACCAGCATTATATGTTGTTCTTGACAAGAGTGGGGGTGTTGATAAGTATTTAGAGTCCAATACTACTGAAAATAGCCTCGTCTGGTACGAACTTGTAAGCTTTCCTTACGGGTTCGGGTTGCAACATGAATATAGGGTATCGAAGTGCGTCCAAGGCGTCCTCTCCGGTGGTCTCAGGGGTAACTCCGTCCTCTTTATAGCTGTGAGTCTCGAACTCGTTGATTAAACCGACGCACGAACGGTGGATGTGGAGCTTGTTTGCCTTCAGTCGTTCGCGTATGCGGTCTATGCCGTGGCTCTCGCTGTCCTTTCCTTTTACTACCGGACGTATGTTTACACCCTTTCGGCGCATTTCCTCTATAGCTGCTGGGCTTTCAGGGTCGGGATACACCCTACTGAAGCCTTTAGCGGCCACATACTCAGCTACCTCAAGGTCAGTGCGCCCACTCTCGTAATACTCGTCTAGTACCCAGATACCACCTGCATTATCCATGCCAAGGTTCAGCACGGCTGCTTTGTGTGTGTATCCGAAGTCTACGCCGCCGATGTTCTCTACTATAGTTAGTCCTTCCGGTAGGTCGGTGTATACGTGCTTTTCTCTATCAAACTCTTTATATACCAAACCTTCGCTCTTTCTAAAGTCTGCAAGGAACTCCTGTGCGAATGCGTCCTCGGTCATTTGTTTGCGCGCGGCGTCTATCTCCTCGGGGGGTATGAAAGGGTTGTCGTAGGTGGTGAAGTGGAAGGACTTGAACTCGGAGTCTACCTCTTGGAGGTTGTATAGGTCATAGAAATGGTTAAAGCCTCTTGGGGTTGAGAGGAATAGCGCATGGCCTTTACGGTCTGCAAGGGTGGGGCGTAGTACCTGTTGCCAGGTTTGCCAGAAGTTTCTATACAGAGCGACCTCATCAGGTACAAGCAGGTCGAATGACTGTCCGCGCAGGGTTTCAATAGCTTCCCAGCCCCTTAGAACGATGAGGCTTTCCCCGCTACTGCCTATTACTTTGGTCTTTATCTCTAGTCTAGCCTCGTTTATAGAGATGATTGCCGGGCGCATCTCGGTCTTTAGTATCTCCCATATAATATCCCGTGCCTGTTGGTACGTTGGTGCTACATAGGCAATACGATTGGGTGCGCCTAACGCCTTACCCTTTATCTCCTCTGCTGCGAGTGAGGTCTTCCCGAATCTACGTCCACAGTTAAGTACACGGAAGCGGGTTGGGTCAGCCGCTATTATGTTCTGCGCCGGGGTTAGTATCACTTAGTTTGTTCTTAGCGGCTATTGCTTCTGATACCTGTATAAACAGTGGTTGTCCGTCTGAGGTTATGTCGCTTGTTGCGTGAGGGGAGCCTTCAGCCATCTTCCATACTATCTCTGTAGGTAGTGAGGCTAGGTATTCTATCTTCTCATCATCAGGTAGGGAGAGAAGGTATTCACGCGCAAACTCCTTCAAGGTCTTACCTTTAGGTCTTCCATTAGGGTTACCACTTTGTCCCTTCTTCCAAACGTAGGGCTGTAGTTGTTTTGGTGTCTGTTTTTCACCTTCCATATTTATATTATGCCATGAGTATGCCCGCGTTGTATAGCGGGCATATCTCTTACTTTGTTGGGAAGTTTCCTTTGCCTCCTTCGTACCATGCGTCTTGTCTTCGCTTTAGGTCCATTTCAGGAGATTTCTGTTTGGCGTCAAAGGCTGCGTATGCTGCTGCCGCGTCTGCGCCGAACTTCTCGAACTTCTTTTCTATCTGTAGTTTCTTCTTTAGAACTTTGTCGAATGCGTTCATGTTATTTCTTTTTTGCCTCGGGGGTTGGTTCTACTTCTGGTGTCTCTAGGAGAGCCGTTAGCTTCTGTTGAAGTATTGCTACTGCTGTTGCTTCGTTTCCCTTTATGTCTACGCGGTCAATAATCTTTAGCAAGTTTCCCGCGTCCTGTGCGGTTATTTCCATACTAGACAGTCTCCTCTGCTTCTTTCTCCGGAGAAACTTCCTCTACTACTACCTCTGGGTTCTCGTCAATCATAGGATTGTCATTAGATTTTACTGTTACATTGTACCACTG